CGTCGCCGCGCTACAGGAAACCTACGAAGAGACAAAGGCTGGCAAGGTGGATCGTGCGGCCGTCGCCGCAGAGATGTGGCGATACGACCAGACCAAGTTGTACGAAGCCTCGTGGCGTCCGCTGATCCAGATGATGTCTGCACGCAAGCGACCGAGTGCGCCTGCACTCAACCGCGCACAGCGTCGCGCTTCCAAGAACAAGTAGAACGCCTGTCCTAATGGGGGGCGGTCAAGATTCTATGCGCGTGCGGACGCAGGGTATCCAGCGCCGAGTGCTGCACAGGCGTGTGCAGGTTAGGCTAGGGGGGTTATGCCAGGACCAGCAAAAACACCAAACGAAATAAAAGCCAGACGAGGCACGCTGAAGCCGTCTCGTGCTGTTGTTGTTCAGTTGCAAAACAGCCTGCCGCGTGCGTCCGAACTGGGCGTGCCAGACGGTTTGGGACCGATCGCAACCGAGGCTTGGAACCGAATCGTCGAGCACGCGGGTTCGTGGATCGCGGTTTCGGATCGGGATGCGCTCACGATGCTCTGCCGAGACATTGAGTTGCTCGCTGACCTTGAGGCTCGCCTTCGGGTTGATGGTCCAGTGCTCTACACGGACAAAGGCTATGCTTACGCACACCCAGCCGCTGGGATGAGGACAAGCGCAGAGGAGAGTATTCGCAAGTGGATGAATCACCTCGGACTGACGCCAGCCGACCGAGCCAAGTTGGGCATCGCAATGGTGGAGAGCCAGTCCAAGATCGAGAAGTATCGGGATCGGCTAGCGGCGAAGGATGGCCACCGCGCTGGCTGACGCCAGTCGCACCGGCTGATCTGCGTCGGAGCCTGGGCGAGATCGTCGCCGACTTCGCTGAGGATCTGGTCCCGATCGCCAAAGACTCAATCGCTGGCTCATCAGGTGAGCCGATTCAGTTCAGGATCTGGCAGCGCCGACTCCTGCGCCGCGTCCTCGCTCGCAAGGAGGATGAAACATTCACGCATCGCTTCTACCTCGTGGGCATCGCACGCAAGAACGGCAAGACCGCACTCGCCTCTACCCTGCCGCTCTTCTTCGGGCTCTATGGCGACAAGGGTGGCGAAATCTACTCAGCCGCAGCCGACCGAGACCAAGCCAAGTTGGTGATGAGCCACGCCAGACGAGCCGTCGAGATGAGTCCAGAACTGGCTGGTCAGATCAAGTTGTACCGCGACGCGATGGAGTTCAAGCCGACAGGCACCGTCTACAAGGCGCTCTCGTCCGAGGCGTTTACGAAGGAAGGACTCAGCGCCTCGCTGGTCATCGCTGACGAGTTGGCAGCGTGGCCGAGCCGTGAACTGTTTGACGTGCTCTCGCTCTCAATGGGAGCCAGACGCTCGCCGCTCTTTGTGGCAATCACGACGGCAGGACCGCGCATTGACAGCACCGGCACAGACTCAATCGCCTACACGCTCTACCAGTTGGCGCGTCGCAGGATCGCAGGAGAGAACGACGATCCGACGCTTGGGATGGCGTGGTGGGAAGCAGCAGACGACGCCTACAACGACGAGGCGCGCTGGAGTGAAGCCAACCCAGGACTGCTCAGCGATCCTGCAATCTTGGCAATGGACGACCTGCTCTCAGCCAAGAAGCGCACGCCAGAATCCGAGTTCAGAACTAAGCGCCTGAACCAGTGGGTCAGCAGCGCGCAAGCGTTCTTGCCGACTGGCACGTGGGAGGCTTGCAAGGATGACCAGATCGAGTTGCACAAGGAGGACGAGATTGTCGTCGGCTTTGACGGATCGTTCAGCAACGACTCCACTGCCATCGTCGCCTGCCGCGTGGCAGACAAGGCGTTCTTTGTGCTCGGTCACTGGGAGCGACCGCTAGATGCTGAACTCAACTGGCGCGTGCCGGTGGAAGAGGTCGAGGCAAAGATGCTGGACATCTGCAAGGCGTACAACGTCAAGGAGATCGTCTGCGACCCATTCCGCTGGCAGCGTTCAATGGAAGCCTGGCAACAGATGGGCTTGCCAGTGGTCGAGTTCCCACAAACGCCGAGCCGTATGGTGCCTGCTACCAGCGCGTTCTACGACGCCGTGGTCAATGGTCAGGTGAAGCACGACGGCGACCCAAGTCTGGCACGACACGCAGCCAATGCCACGCCGTATTATTCGCGCAATGGGCTTATGATTCGCAAAGAGTCCAAGACAAGCCTGAAGCGCATTGACCTTTTGGTGGCTGCGCTGATGGCACACAGCCGAGCGGGTACACTTGGAACCGCACCTGCACCGAAGCCGAAGGCTGAGGTCAAGTGGATTGACTTGTAAGGAGTGCGCGTGGGAATCCTTGATCGCGTCTTCGGACGCCAGCAGCAGCCAACAGAGGAGCGCTTCATCGGTGGGCAGTGGGTATCGCAGGAGTCCGCGTTGTCGTCTGCCGGTGTGCTAGTCACTGAGGACAGCGCAACCAGAATCGGCGCAGTCTATGCGGCCGTCAAGTTGTACGCCGACACCATCGCCTCACTGCCGTGGGACACCTACATCCGCATTGACGGAACACGCCGACCGTATCGTCCGCGACCGCGCTGGATGGACTTCCCAATCGCCAACAATCCGAACTACACATCGTTTGACTTCAAGCATCGCGTGGTTAGCAGCCTTCTGCTTGACGGCAATGCGTTCATCCTGTTCTTGCGCGATTCCTCTGGCAACGTCATTGAGACGCGAGTCCTTGATCCGCAGAAGGTTGAGATTCACGTTGGCGAAAATGGCGAGCCGCTCTATCACGTTGAGACACGCGAAGGCGCGATCACGCTGACGACCGAAGAGATCGTCCACATCCCGCTGTTCGCCACTGGCGAGAACTATCGCGGACTCTCGCCAGTCGAGCATCACAAGCAGACGCTCGGACTGGCAAGCGCGACGCAACTCTTCAGCGCGAAGTTCTACGAGAACAACGCAAGCGTCGGCGGCTTGATCAAGGTTCCAGGCGAACTGACGCAGGATCAGGCAGAGGCACTTCGCAACGGATTCGGACGCCGACACGGTGGCGTGGAGAAGGCGTGGCGCGTCGCCGTTCTGACTGGCGGAGCCGACTATCAGCAACTCGGCGCAAAGATCAGCGACCTCCAACTTGTGGAGACGATGCACTACGGCGTGGAAGCGATCGCTCGCATCTACGGCGTGCCGCTGCACCTGCTTCAGTACCCAGGCGGCAACACGTCCTACAGCAGCATCGAGGTGATCAGCATCGAGTGGCTGCGACTCGGACTCGGCCCACTCATCTCGCGCCTTGAGGCTGCATTCCAGCGCCTCGTTCCAGGCAGCGAGCAGACCTTCCTGAAGTTCACACTTGACGGCTTGCTCCGCGCCACGACGCAGGAGCGATTCAACGCCTACTCAACGGCGCTGAACAATGGATTCCTCTCGGTGAACGAAGTCCGCGCACTGGAAGATCGTTCGCCGGTGGATGGAGGCGACGAATACTGGAAGCCGCTCAACATCGGCACACTCGGACAGGATGAGCCTGCCTGATGTCATACATCATCACCGACATTGACGGCACGCTGACGACCAGCGGAGACACACCGAACCAGCCATACATTGACTGGCTCAAGAGCCAAGCCAATGACTTTGGCGCTGAGGTGATCATCGTCTCGGCTCGCAACATTGACCGATTCGCAGAGACGGAGCGATGGCTCGAGGAGAACCTTGTGCCGTACAAGGAGATCCACCTTCAGGACTTTGGCGAGTCCAATCCAGCCGTGAACGAGGCGTTCAAGGCATACAAGTATTCCAAGTTGCAAGAAGAATACGGCGATGAAATCGCCTTCCTCGTGGACAACGACGCTGAGGCACGCGACGCGGCCGAAGGGATGGGCATTCCTGCGTTCACGCCAGACGAGGCAATGGCGATGACCGTGGACGACGAGCCAGAAGAGAATCAGATTCGCGTCCTGATTGACGTGCCGCAATACATCCAAGAGGCAGCCGAGAAGGGGCTAACCTACGAGCGCAACGGCTACGCCGGTGACGGCTTGCAGCCGCAGACCGTTGAGGAAGCGCGCCAACTGCGCGCTGGACAAGTCGAGGATGAGAAGGTCACGCGGATGCGCGCGTGGATTCTGCGACACCGTGGCGACTGGGAAGGCGTACCTCAGAACAGCAATCCAGACGACGAGAACTTCCCTGGACCTGGCGCAGTTGCGGCGTATCTGTGGGGCGTTGATCCCACAGCAGAGAACGGAGCAGATCGCGTCCTACAATGGGCAGACGGCATCCTCGCGCCGTTGGCTGATGAAGCAGAGAGGTTTGATGTGAAAGAACTAGAGACGCGCTCAATCTCAATGGGCGACTTCGTTGTGCGCGACACCGAGGATGGTCAGAAGACCTTCACCGGCTACGCGGCACTCTTCGGCGCTCCGTCTGACGGACTGCCATTCACCGAAGTCATCGCTCCAGGCGCCTTCCGTCGCACGCTCTCCCGCGTTGCGGATCGCAAGAAGATCGTCTCGTTCCTCTTCGGACACGATGAGACACGCGCACTCGCCACGACCGCGAGCGGCCGTCTCACGCTGACCGAGGACGAGCGTGGTCTGCGCGTAGAAGCCAAACTTGACCCAGCCGATCCAGACGCCGCTGGCGTCATCTCCAAACTGACGCACGAGGCTGCGGCGATGGGGATGTCCTTCGGATTCACCGTGCCAAAGAACGGCGACGAGTGGAACGAAGACCAGCGCACGCTGAAGGAAGTCAATCTCTTCGAGGTGAGCGTCCTGTCCGCAGGTCAGACTCCCGCATACCCGGCGACGCTCGGACTCACGGCAGTCCGCAAGGTCGCTCCTCGCATCGGCGTTGATGCCGATGCGCTTATCACAGCCATCGAGTCCATCAAGGCAGCGAAACCGCTGACTGAGGCGGATGTCGAGGTGATCGAGACCGTCACGGAGAAGTTGGCTCCTAAGCGTGCAGGGGTAGATCCGTCTATCGCTCGCGCCAAGTTGCTGCTTGCCGAGATGGAATCGGAATCGCTCTAACAGCCACGAGGTCGCGCCCCGCCGCGCTAAGTACGCGAGCCCGCGAAAGACCATCCCGCTAGGTGAGCCGCACCATTGTGGAAAAAAATCAAGACAAAGGAGACAGAAATGTCAGACGTACGAAAGTTGCACGAGAAGCGTGCTTCTCTTCTGACCGAGGCTCAGTCCATCGTGACCGACCTCGCCGAGAAGGGTGAGGCGCTTGAGGGCGAGTCACAGGCTCGCTTTGAGAAACTGACCGCAGAGGCCGCTACGGTTGCCGCTGCCATTCGTTCGGAGAAGGAAGCGTCGGAGGCTCGCTCGGCTGCTGATGCAGTTCGCGCAGAGTTCGCCACGGCGATCGCTCCGAAGGTTGAGAAGTCGGAAGGCTCCAATGACGAACTCCGCGCACTCGCTCGTTCGGGCGGCGCGCAGGTGTTCGAGTACCGCGATGTCTCACGCAGCACTGGCCTGGGCAACCCAGTCACCATCGCTGATCGCGTGAACGTTGTCGCGGCTCAGTTCAACCCATTCATTGACCCGTCAATCGTGACGGTCGTTCGCGCAAGCACCGGCAACAACATCCAGTTCCCACGCGTCACGGCGCTTGGAACCGCTGGCTCGGTTGCTGAGGCTGGCACGATCGGTGAGTCAGACGGAACGCTCAGCGCGCTCTCACTGACCCCAGTCAAGTACGCAACCATCATCCAGGTGACGGAAGAACTCGCAGAAGATGCGGCGTTCGACCTCAGCGCGATGATCGCCGAGAAGTGCGGTGCGGAAGTTGCAGTTGCTCACGGTGCCTTCGCTGGTACCGCGATCGCCGCTGCTGCCAACGTCGGCGCAACCGGCACAGGCACGGCTTCAGTGAACCCAACGTTCACCGACCTTGCCAAGTTGAAGGCATCCGTCAATCAGGCATACCGACGCGCTCCAAAGGCGGGTTGGTTGATGAACGACACAACGCTCGGCGTTGTGACTGGTCTCGTTGATACGGCTGGACAGCCAATCTTCCGACCAGGTGACGCGAACGTTGCCGACCGACTCCTCGGAGCGCCGGTCTACAGCGCAGCGCTTATCGACCTGACGGACAACACCGCAGGGGCGATCCTCTTCGGTGACCTCGGACAGATCTACACCGTCCTCGTTGGCGGCGTGCGAGTTGAAGTTTCCCGCGAGTTCGCGTGGAACCTCGGCCTGATCTCGTACAAGGTTGAAGTTCGCGGCGCGACTGGTCTTGCCCAGGCAAGCGCAGTCAAGTCGTATCAGTCAGCCAACGTCGCCTAATCGTTTAGGCAACTAGGTTGAGCGGCAGGGAGTCGGGCTTCGGCTCGGCTCCCTGTTGCTTTAGCAGGAGGGAAAATGAACATCGTGAAGAAACTCAAGGAACTGACCCGCAGGGGTCCTCGTAAAATCAACGCAGAGGCATCTAGGAGCCACGTAGAGCGCGCTATGATCGTGAGGTGGGGCAATACAGCCACCCTGACCAGAGAGCCGCTTAGAGGGCGGGAAAAGGGGATTGACGAGTGACACAGCACATCAGCACAAGGCAGATCACCGTCGGGACGGCGGCGACGCCTATCGGGGAGGGATTCGTCTCTGGCTCGACCTTCCACCTCTACGCATCGGCTGGCGGCAACGCGACGATCTACATCGGCTCGGCTGACGTGACGGTGAGCAACGGCTACATCTTGCACAAGGGTCTGCCGGTCGTGTTGCAGGTTCCAGAGCGAGTGCAGTTGTATGCTGTCGCAAGCAATGCAGGCGAGACAATCAGCGTGCTGCAAATCGGAGGCATCTAAATGTCCTACGCAACCCTCGCAGAGTTCAAGAGCGCAATCGGAATCGGCACTGCCGACACGACCGATGACACCGCGCTTCAGTCAGTACTCGATGCAACTGATGCGTTGATTGACCTCTACACCGACCGCAAGCAGGGCTTCGGCACTGCGACCGAGACGCGCTACTACACGGCGCAGGATTATTCCTACGTTTTGACCGATGATCTTGTGAGCGTCACGACGCTTCAGACGGACGACAACGGCGACGGCACTTATGAGACGACGTGGACTGCTGGCACTGACTTCGTTCTCGCGCCAGGCAATGCCAACCTTGACGGCTGGCCGTACACAGAGATTGACGCTTCGGTGAACTGGCCGCGCAACTTCCCACGCGGCGTCTATCGCGGCGTCAAGGTGGTCGGCGTCTTTGGCTGGCCAGCAGTTCCAAATGCAGTGAAGCAAGCCGCAATCATTCAAGCCGGTGCAGTCTGGTCAAGCCGCACATCGCCGTTCGGCGTGATCGGCTCACAAGACCTCGGTGGGATTCTGCGCCAAGCGCGTGCGCTGCATCCTGAAGCGCAAGTGTTGCTGGAGGCGTATCGCAAGCGAGAAGGTCTCGCTCGATGAGTTTCACGGACACGACGGTCATCGCGGCAGTTGCCGCGCACCTGAGTGCGAAGTCTGCGCCAACTGGCTATACGCTCCGCACCGTTCACGCCTATCCGCCAGACAATCTCGCCGTGGTGCCTGCAATTGTGATCGTTCCAGGCGACGACACCATCGCCTACGGCGCGAGCAACCGGCAGATCACGCTGACGCTCAACGTCACGATGTACATCCAGCCGCAGGCAGATCTCGGCAGGAAGTACCAAGACCTGATGACGTGGCGCACCTGGCTGCGGGACGCTTTCATTGACGGCGTGACACTGAACAACACGGATGCGGTGGCGCAAGCCAGCGTGGTCTCCACGGCAATCGGCACTGACACGTGGGCAGATCAGGACTACTTGACGATCTCGGCTTCGGTTGAGATCGCGTGTGTGGAGGCGATTGCCACAAGTGCGTGAGTTGAAGAAGCCGCTTTCGTACCCTGTCATCAGCCACATTGACGTGCAGCACGTCGTCGGCTCTCTCCCACAAGGCGAGTTTGTGGCTGGGCTGCCGCTCGATGGGTCTACAATCAGCGCACCTGCGGTTCAGGCTGAGGCGTGGATCGCGGCAGGAATCGCCAAGAGAGTAAGCGCCGCGCCAGCGGCTAAAGACAAGGAGACCGAATAATGCCAGCCGCATCCGCAGGCAACGTCCTGTTCAGCAAACTGGTCGCCTTCAAGGAGGCGACGCCTGGAACTATCCCGACGCTGACCAGCGGCGGCCGCAAGATGCTCGTCTCGCCAACTGGCGTGATCAGCGACGGCGTGACCATTGAACTCGGCGCAGAGCGATCAGTCGCACTTCGCAACCCACTCATCTCCACAACCGGCACGATCGTCTCCATTGAGCCAACACTGAGCGCAACGGTTCCTGCAATCTCAATCGGCGAACTTCCAATCTGGCTCTCAATGACTCGCGGCACGGCAGTCAGCGGCACTGCTGCTCCATACACGTGGGACTACGACTACTCGATGACGGCGAGCAACTCGCCGCAGTCCTACACGCTCGTGGCGACCGATGGGATTCAGCAGTACGCGGTGAACTACTGCTTGGCTGAGTCCATCACGATCGCAGCAGACCGCAACGGACTGACGAACCTGAGCGCAAACCTCTTCGCGCAGAACGTCGCCAAGAACAGCGCGACGCTTGCCGAAGGGACGCCAACCTCGCCAATGATGGCAGGACGACTCTGGAACGCCTACCAGCACGGCACTGCCTTCCCAGGCACGGCTGACGGCACGGCGTATGAATACCTGCTCGACTTCTCGCTGGAGTTCAGCAGCGGCAACACACGCCAGTCCTACCTCGCGGGAACCACCACGTTCAGCACCAATGCTGAAAGCGGACCGTTCACCGGCACGCTGACGATGACGGTCTCCTCGACCGCTTCGGCAGTGAGCACCTGGTATGACGCCTACCGCGCCGCAACGCCACGAGGCGTGCGACTTGCGTGGAGCAATGGCACATACGCGACGAACATTATGGCGATGATCGTTCCAACCGAAGTGCAGCAGATGGCTGGCGCTGAGGATGGGCTGACGACGATGGCCGTGACCGGCACGCTCGTCTACGATCCAACCAGCGCGAAGTCACTCAGGATTCACACGACAAGCGACCTAGCAGCCCTGCCGTAAATCGGCAGGAGAGGAGGAGTAAATGGCAGCAAGCAAGCCTGACTTTCGCACCGTTGATGTAGTTCTCGGTGCGCCGTTTGACGGTTGGAAGGCAACGATGAAAGCCGAAGGCGTACCAGCGCGTGTGTTCATAGATCTCCAGAGTGGAAATGTGGAACGCGCAATGTACGCGGTTGAGCGCCTGATCGTTGATCACAACTTCCTGACTGAGACTGGCGAGGAAGCAGAATCCGTGCTTGACGCACCGATGGATGCACTCACCGAAGTCATCAGCAAGTGGTCGGAGGCAGTCGCAGCACTCCCCCCTCGCTGAGACTCGACGCCCAGCGGCTGGCGGCGGGTCGTTCCATCTCGCCGCACCCGCTACTCTTGGCACACCTAATCGGCAAAGAGTTCGGCATCGCGCCGCACGAAGTGCTGAACTGGGACGCGGGTGACTTCGCTCGGACCGCGCAGTTGATGAGCGACTTGCAGCCTAAGGAGAACCGTGGCCGCTAACTCACTGGACCGACTGACGATCTCCTTCAACGTGGACTCCAACTATGAGGCGCTGCGTCTTGGCTTCCTGCAAGGAGCAAATCCAAGCGCCTACAAGCGCCTGCTCAGCGTGGCGACCCTGAACGCTGCACGCACAATGGTCAAGCCAATGCGCGCCGAAGCGCCAGTTGGCAAGACGACCAAGACGCCAGGACGACTCCGCAAGGCAGTCACGGCACGCCGTGCTCGATTCAACACGCCTGCCGCAGTGGTCGGTCCGAGGGCTGGACGCAGCCGAGACGGTGGTTCTGGTGGAGCGTGGTATCGCTGGTTCGTCACGAGTGGAATCAGTGGAGTGCGGCAAACCAAGAACGGCGTGAAGGCAGTGAAACCAGTTCCAGCCAATCCGTTCGTGACGCGAGTCTCAAAGAACGAGGCGCATCAGCGCACTGCGATGGAGGCGATGGCAAAGACGGTAGAATCGTTCTTCAACAACGAAGCGTTCCGCAACACAATCCTCAAGTTCAAGCGAGGGAGACGATAGATGGCGTTTGGATCTGACCGCTCAGCGAACTTCGTCATTGCGGCAAAGGACGCCGCGACGCAGCCTCTTGGCAACATTGGGCGTGCGATGGGCAAACTCAGGAGCACCGCTGGGACGGTGTTCAAGGCAATCGGCGCCGCTGCACTTGCAGCCGGTGCAGCCATTGCCGCTTTCGCAGCCAACGCGATTATGGCCGCAGCGGAGGACGAGAAAGCCACAATCAGACTCAATGCGGCGCTCAAGGCACGCGGCTATGAGATGGATCAACTCGCACCGAGGATTGACGAGCAGATCAAGGCGATGGCTCGCCTCGGCTTTACGGATGATCAGGTTCGTTCTGGGCTAGAGGTCGGATCGCGATTCTTCAAGAATCAAGAGCGCCTACTGCAAGCCAATGCGGTCGCAGCGAACATCGCAGCAGCGACTGGCAAGGATCTCAGCACGGTGATGCTCGCCATCGGGCGAGGAGCACAGGGCAGCACGCGAGGTCTCGCCTCCCTCGGCATTGAGGTTGAGAAGGGCGCGAAACTCAAGGACATCCTGCGCGCAGCCGATGAGAAGTATCTCGGAGTGGCAGAGGAAGTCGCCAACAGCACGAGCGGCAAGTTCGCAGCGGCTCAGATTCGCTTCAACGAGGCGATCGAGACCTTCGGCGCGAAGTTGCTTCCGATGGTCAATGAGGCACTTGCCTTCATCACGGAGACGGCACTGCCTGCGTTTGAGCGGCTGATGGACGACATCGGACCGATCGTCAGCGACCTCGTGGACAACTATGTTCGACCGCTCGTGGATTCTGTCGGCGAACTCTTCGCAATCTTTGACAGCGGCGAAGGCTCAATCAACCTTCTCACGCTCGCGCTGACACCGCTCAAGTTGGCTCTTGAGGCCATCAAGATCGTCATTGACGCAATCGTCGCTGGTCTGAAGATCATCGGCATTGGCAAGGGAAGCGACCCTGCAAAGAATCTGCAGAAGGCTGCGGAGGATGCTGGCTACTCTGGCGGCTCATTCATCAACCCGATGAACCGAGGCGGCGGCACGCCAATCACGACGAACACGAACCTCTATCTGGACGGCCGTATCGTCGCCCAGAGCACAGACACTTATCTGGGGCGGCAGGCGCAGAACAGCGGCAACTCCCGCCTGTACCCATAAATGGCGACCGCGCCGTATCAACTCTGGATTGACTGTCCAGCCGTCGCAAGTGCGGTGCGATCTGGCAGCACGGTCACGATCACAACGGTCTCCAATCACAGCATCGTGCCAGGCGCGGTGATCGCGCTTGAGGGAATCACCGGCACTGCTGGGACCTCGATGAACGCTGCGTGGACGGTTGCCACCGTTCCAAGCGGAACAACGTTCACGTTCACGTCTGCTGGCTCTGCTGGCACGGCGACCGTACTCGCCGACACTGACTACATCGCGGCTCTCTCGCAGGACGTATTGAATCCACTGATCAACTACACAGGCACTGATCGCAACTCGGCGCTCTATGTGCCGACAGAATCCATCCGAATGGCGGCATCTGGCGACGGAGCGGGTGCCACGATGTCCTTCTCGGTGATGCAGGACGACACGCCATCGGCTGGTCCGTGGTGGCTCCTGACGCCAGACGAGG